CGGAGCATAAATATAATGTATGCCCGATTACACAATTGAGGACATTGATTCTTCTAATATCAAAGTCCGCTGTGAAAGACATCTTGCCAAGGAACTCTCTGACTTCTTTACCTTTAAAGTCCCCGGAAGAGAGTTTATGCCAGCGTATCGTGCAAAGAGGTGGGACGGGCAGATTAAACTCTACAATCTGTATTCACAACGTATCTACGCAGGACTTGAAGCCTATATTCTCAAGTTTTGTGAGGATCGGAACTATACAGTGGAATTACCTAAAAGGAGTCCACCACCAACCTTCTCAGAAACCCACCTAGAATCGCTTCTAAGCGGTTTGAATATTTCTATTGGTGGGAAGTCGATTGATCCTCACAAGCACCAGAAAGAAGCCATCCTACACGGTATGAACACAAACCGTTGTTTGTTGTTATCACCAACAGGATCAGGCAAGTCTTTGATCATCTATACACTTCTAAGACACTACTTGAATTTGATTCCAAAAGAACAAAAAGTTTTGATTATTGTTCCAACTATCGGACTCGTTTCACAAATGTTCTCAGACATCTGTGACTACGCAGGAAAAGACAAAAGATGGAATCCAAGAGAACAGACGCACATGATGTATGCCGGAAAAGAAAAGAACACAAAGAAAAGAGTGGTCATTTCAACTTGGCAGTCGTTACACAAACTACCACCAGAATACTTTCAGCAGTTCGGAACAGTCTTTGGCGACGAGGCACATTTGTTTAAGTCGAAGTCGCTGACTTCAATTATGACCAAACTCACTCGTTGCCCGTATCGTATTGCGACGACAGGAACCCTTGACGGTATGCTCACTCACAAATTAGTGATTGAGGGTTTGTTTGGTCCGGCTAAAAAGATTATCACAACTAAGAAGTTGATGGAAAAGAAGTTACTTACCAACTTGACTATTGACTGCTTGCTGCTAAAATACTCCGGTAGCGATAGACAGCGGATTAGAAGAACACCGTATCAAGATGAGATAGAATGGCTCATCACTGACGAAAGACGAAACAAATTTATATGTGATTTAGCCTTGAAGACAAAAGGCAACACACTCATACTGTTCCAGTTTGTGGAGAAGCACGGAAAGGTTCTAAACGAAATGCTAAAAGATTGTGGAAAACCTGTGTTCTATATTCACGGCGGAACCGACGTTGAGCAGCGTGAGGAAGCCCGTAAAATTGCAGAAACAATCGACAACGGGATCATCCTTGCGTCATACGGAACATTTTCTACTGGCGTGAATATCAAACGCCTAAATAATATTGTGTTCTCATCACCGTCAAAGAGTCGGGTCAGGGTGCTACAGAGTATTGGAAGACAACTTAGAAAGTCTGTTCACAAAAGCACCGCACGACTCTACGACATCTGTGATGACTTGTCGTGGAAAAAGTATCAGAATCACACTCTTCGTCATTTTATAGAACGTAAAAAGATTTACGACGCTGAGAAGTTTGATTACTCAGTGATCTCAATACCATTACAGGGAGAACGGAATGAGCAAAACCCCCTTCAAGATTCTTAAATTGAAGAGCGGCGATGATATCGTTGCACATCTTATCAAAAATACAAAAGAGTTTATTCGTCTTGAGCGTCCGATGCTCCTCAAAGTAATGCACTACGTTGACAATCTAAATGGCAACAAAAGAGAAACAATCGTTTTGGTAGACTGGCTTAAAGCAACCACATCCAATCATATTGATATTCCGAGAGATCACATTCTTGGTATTTTTGATTGTGACCCGGACATTCTTCAAGCCTATGATTTTCAAAAGAGACTTGATGACAATCCCCAGTTGGGATTCAAGATGGATGACCCACGACAAATGAAATTTCCCTTCGGCAAAAAACCACAAACCCCTCCGCCGAATATTGATAATATCTTGAAAATCGTAGCAGCAAAGATTGAAGATATGAAAAGTCAGATTGATAAAGAGATGGATGATCGGGATATTGAAGAAGCCCTAGAGGCGATGGGAATGGACCCAGAATCAATCAAGGAAATCATCGACGATGACGATGTAGACGTTGACGTTGAAATGATCGACAACAAAAATAGAAAAGATTATGGAGAATCTTTTATGGATTGGTCGCCAAAATTAGATGATTACTTGACATAAGAATAAAAGGGTGTAAAATTTTATTATGGCGAAGAACAGTGATCACTACATTGACAATAAATTATTCTACTCAGAAATGATTGAGTGGAAAAATCAAGTCAAGAGTGCAGAAGAGACAGATGACCCAAAGCCACCAGTGACACAATACATTGGTGAGTGTTTTCTTTTGATCGCAGAGCGTTTGTCCACTCGCCCAAACTTTGTAAATTATCCGTTCCGAGAAGAAATGGTTGGAGATGCGATTGAGAACTGCCTGATGTATGCAGGCAACTTTGATCCAGATAAATCCAAGAACCCGTTTGCATATTTCACTCAGATAACGTATTATGCTTTTCTCAGAAGAATTCAACGTGAGAAAAAACAAGATCATATCAAATACAAACTAATGGAAGCAGCAGACGCAAAGGGTGAACTGGCTGCGATTCTTGACCCAGACGGAGCAAACAAGAATCCATATGCTGCTCACCTGAGACTGACTGATAACGACATCGTAAATATGGAACCGAAGAAGAAGCGAAAGAAAAGAGCCAAAGGTTCTACAGGCGACGGAGAGTTATTTTGAAGATTGCAATCATCACCGACACGCACTTTGGTGCAAAAGGTGATTCCCAGATTTTCTTAGAACACACATTCAAGTTTTTTGAGGATGTGTTTTTTCCTACGATCAAGGAGCAGGGAATCACAAACGTTTTGCACTTGGGTGATCTGATGGATCGCCGGAAGTATGTGAACTTTCACACGCTTCATCAAATGCGAACTCGGTTTATGGATCGGTTGCTTGCTGAAAAAGTTAACGTTCACTGCATCGTCGGTAATCACGATACCTACTTCAAAAACACAAACGAAGTCAACTCTCCCAAAGAGTTGTTTGGTGATAAGTATCCAAACTTTCACATCTATACTGATCCTGTAATCTTAGGTCTGGGAAACAAAAACTTTGCGATGGTTCCGTGGATCAACAAAGAGAATCAAGATGATATCTTGGACTGGATCAAAACTGTAGATGCTCCGATTCTTTGTGGACACTTTGAACTTGACGGTTATCAGGTGATGAGAAACGTAAAGCATACCGGAGGGCAAGATCCTAAATTCTGTGATCGTTTTGATAGAGTCTGGTCCGGACACTTTCACCAGAAGCACGAAGAAAACAATGTGTGTTACTTTGGCACAGCCTATCAGATGACCTTTTCCGATCTCTTTGAGAAAAAGGGTTTTCACATTTACGACACAGACACCGATGAGATTGAGTTTGTAGAAAATCCTCATCGTATTTTCTTTGCGATTCCGTATCGTGATAATATTGACATTGACGCAATTGACTACAAACAATACAAGAAGTCTTACGTCAAAGTTTTCGTTCACGAAAAGAAAGATCCTGCAAAGTTTGATCGGATGCTTGAGAGAATCTACGATCAAGCACCAGAGAGCGTGACGTTTCTTGAAAACGAAGCCAACGATCCCGTTGATGATGCAACCATTGACGAAGAGGCTTTGTCCACCGATACCTTGACACTTATCAATCAGCACGTTGATGAGGCATTTAGAGATGACCCCGATGAATGCAAGCGATTGAAAGAAGTGTTCAAGGATTTGTTCCTTGAGAGTTTTGATGTATGATAGAATTCAAAAAGATTAGACTGAAAAATTTCGGCTCCTTTGGTAATCACTTCACTGAGATTGATCTAAACCGTCACCGCACCACTCTCGTCAGTGGACTCAACGGACACGGCAAGTCTTTTGCTCTGCTGGACTCCATCACGTTTGCACTGTTTGGCAAGCCGTTTCGTAAGATCAACATTCCACAACTGGTGAACTCGGTTAACGAAAAAGACTGCGTGGTTGAGGTTGAATTCAACATCGGTGATGATGAGTATATGATTCACCGTGGACTCAAGCCGAAGAAGTTTGAGGTTCACAAAAACGGCGAGTTGCTGGATGTCATCGCCCGATCAAAAGATTATCAAAAGATGCTGGAGGATCAGGTTCTCAAGATGAACTACAAGTCTTTCACGCAAGTGGTGATTCTGGGTGCTTCGGCGTTTGTTCCGTTTATGCAACTGTCAGCCGCAGATCGTCGGACGGTGATTGAGGATATTCTTGATATTCAAGTTTTCTCAAATATGAACTCTGTGCTGAGAGACAAGACCTCGGCTACCAAAACAGAAATCAACGAAATCACAAGACAACTTTCTATTAACAAAGAACGTGGAACTGGTCTTGTGAATCTGGTCAAGTCTCTGGAGAAGAAGAGCGACGAACAACTGGTGACGCTTAACGAAGAACTGAGTGTCGCAAATCAAACCAGAGGTTCCGCAGAAGATGAGATCACGACATTAGATGATAAGATTTCGGAACTTCTTTTAAAAATCTCCGATGAGAAGACGGTGAACCAACGCATTCAAAAGTATTCACAAGCCAGAATGCGAATGAATCGTGAGATTAAAGAAAATGAAAAGAATAGTAAATTCTATACAGATCACAAAAACTGTCCCACCTGCCATCAAGAAATCTCAGAGGAGAGTCGGGCGGAAGCCACAGCAAAGGCGGACAACACAATTGAAACCCTAAATGCTGCGTTGGCTGAACTGGAGGAGATGGAACAGAAGCAGGTTGAGCGAAGTAACGAAATCTCAGTGGTCCAAAAACAAATTGAAGATTTGAAATCTGAAAGAATCGCTCACATCACCACGGAGA